AGTGGGCCGACACCAACCGCATGCTCTCTGGCAAATCTTCCAGCGAGCCCGGTCACTGGCGCACCGACCGCACCCCCTACCTGCGCCAGATCATGGACGACCTCAGCGCGCGCAGCACCGTGCAAGAAGTCGTCGTCATGTTCGCGGCACAGCTCGGCAAAAGCGAGACCGGCAACAACTGGCTCGGCTACATCATCGACAACGAGCCCGGCCCCGTCATGTGCGTGCAGCCCACCACCGACATGGCCAAGCGCTTCAGCCGCCAGCGCATCGCCCCCATGCTCGAAGAAACGCCCGTTTTGCGTCGCAAGGTGCGCGAAAACCGCAGCCGCGACGACGCCAACACCACGCTGATGAAAGACTTTGCCGGCGGCGTGCTGGTCGTGTGCGGTGCCAACAGCGCCGCCAGCCTGCGCTCCATGCCTGTGCGCTATCTGTTCCTGGACGAAACTGACGCCTACCCGCAAGACGTGGACGGCGAAGGCTCCCCCATCGTCCTGGCCGAAAAGCGCACCAGCACCTTCGCGCGGCGCAAGGTGCTGAAAACCAGCACACCCACCATCAAGCACTTCAGCCAGATCGAGTCCAGCTACCTGCAAAGCAACGCCTGCGTCTACCACGTACCATGTCCGCACTGCGGCGAGATGCAGCCGCTGGAAATGGGCGCCAAGGCCACCCACGGCCTGCGCTGGGACAAGGACGAATCCGACCACTACGTGCCCGGCACCGTGCGCTACGTCTGCGCGCACAACGGATGCGAAATCCTTGAGCACCACAAGCCCGCCATGCTTTCCGCCGGCCGCTGGGTGCCAACCCGCACCAGCCAGCGCCCCGGCGTGCTCACCGGCTACCACCTGAATGCGCTCTACGCCCCGCTCGGCTGGGTCACCTGGTCCGACATCGTTCACCAGTTCACCGAGGCCGTGCAAGCCACCCGCCAGGGCGACAACAGCCGCATGAAGACGTTTGTCAACACCGTGCTGGCCGAGACCTGGGAAGTCAAAGGCGAGGGCGGTGATGCCGCCGCCCTGGCCGCAAGGGCCGAGGACTACCCGCTCGGCACCGTGCCGCGCGGCGGCCTGATGCTGACCCAAGGCGTCGACGTGCAGCCCGACCGCCTGGAAGCCCGCGTCTGGGCCTGGGGCCGCGGCGAAGAATCCTGGCTGGTGGCCCGCCACATCATCTACGGCGACCCCAACCTCGACGAAGGCACCCCCGGCAGCCCGTGGACGCGCCTCACCGAAATCCGCCGCACCCCCATCGTGCACGCCAGCGGCGCGCAGATGCTGATCGAGGCCACCGCCATCGACACCGGCGGCCATAACACCAATGCCGTCTACGCCTACTGCCGCAACCACGCGCACGCCCAGGTGCTCGCCGTCAAAGGCGCCAGCACCTACGGCCGCCCCGTGATCGGCAAGCCCAGCCTCATCGACGTCAGCTGGCGCGGCAAGACCGTGCCCCGCAGCCTGAAGCTGTGGAGCATCGGCACAGACACCGCCAAGCACCTGCTCTACGGCCGCATGCGCATCACGCAGGTCGGCCCCGGCTACATCCACCTGCCCAAAAGCCTGATCCAGACCGACGAGTTCGACCAGATGACCGCCGCGCGCCTCATGCCCGTGGTGGTGCAGGGCAAACAATCCCTGCGCTGGATCACCCCCGGCGGCAAACGCGAGGAGGCCGGCGACTGCCAGGTCTACGCCTACGCCGCCGCCTGCTACCTCGGCATCCAGACATACCGCGACCCCGGATGGGACCGCCGCGAGGCCAAATACGCGCC